GACAATTAATATGTGCATCTAATAGAAAGAAAGAACTATGAGTTTACAAAGTTTTTTTTACGATCAACAAATAAGAAGATACATCATACAATTTATTCGTATGGTATCAAATTTTCAAGTTGAATTTGGCAAAGACCGTAACAGTGTTATCGCATTGCAAAGAGTACCTGTAATATACGGCGACAGTAGCAGACAAGTTGCTAGCATTATTCAACAGAACAGCGAAAATGTTTTAAATGCAGTTCCAGCAATGGCGGTGTATGTTAGCGGACTTACCTACGATAGAGAAAGATTGCAAAATCCAACTTACGTAGGAAAGTTAAATCTTCGAGAAAGATACTTTGATCCCGCAACTGGTCAAATGAGTACCACTCAGGGTGATGTATTTACTGTAGAACGTTTAATGCCTGTGCCATATAAACTTACGTTAAATTTGGATATCTGGACTAGTAATACAGAACAAAAATTACAACTGTTAGAACAACTAACAATATTGTTTAATCCTGCTTTAGAAATTCAAAGCACCGACAATTACATCGATTGGACTAGTATTACCTATGTTCTACTAACGAATGTAAGTTGGAGTTCCAGGACTGTGCCAATCGGCGCCGATAATCCCATTGACGTCGCAACATTAACATTTGAATTACCCATTTTCATCAGTGCTCCTGCGTTAGTAAAGAAATTAGGAGTTGTGCAAAAGATTATTGCCAGTGTATTCGACGGGTCTGGCGGAATTAACGAAGCCATTTATGACGATGAAAAATTGTTGTCACGACAATATTTTACGCCATTAACGTATGGTGTTATACTATTTGACAATGAGCTTCGATTAGTAAAATACGATCAGCACGTTACAGAAGACTTTGGCGTTCAAGTTGTCAAAGAATTATTAGCACCGGTTACAGCAAATGCCAACGTTATATTATCCGATACCGACGGAATTTCGAATAATATGGTTATATCTGGATTGAGCATTACCAGCAATGCTAGTCCGACTATTACAACTGTGCCGAACTGTATAGTAATTGGAATCAATGGAGATACTGTAACTGCCAGTAACTTAATCACCGGAAACATCGGAGACAGGATTGTGTTTACCGCTACAACTCGTAAAGAAGGTCCGTCTGAACCATGGAGAGATTTGATCAATGTTTATGGAAATTTGGTGAATGGAACTAGTACTATCAGATTAGAACTCGACGACGGTAATGAAGTTATCGGCACTGTAGCATACAATCCCGTTGACGACACTGCATTGTTATGGACTCCAGACATTGACACTATTCCTGTAAACACATTAGAACCGGTAAATGCTATCATAGATCCGCAAAGTGCTAGACCAAATAAAAATTTACAGGATCTAGCTACAGGAACTCGATACTTATTAGTCAATGACTATGTTTCTGCCCCTGGGGCGCAACCGGCATATAATTGGTATGGCATTGACAATACTCTATTAGAAGCGTATGCTAATGACATTATAGAATTTAATGGGCAGCACTGGAGTGTAGTATTTGATAGCAGATATGAAACTCAAATTAATTACGTAACGAATTTAACCACCGGAACCCAATACAAGTGGAATGGATCAAGCTGGTCCAAAAGTTATGAAGGTTTTTATCCTGCAGGAAAATGGCAACTAACAATATAAAAGAAGGATGTGGTGCATTAATTTATTGCACATTAACTCGCAGATATTTGTTCTTATTAAGAAATGACGGAAAATTTCCTAACACCTGGGGAATCGCGGGTGGGAAAATAGAACCAAATGAAACTATACTGCAAGGGTTAGAACGAGAAATCAATGAAGAATTAGGCGGTCAAATTGACGGCGCCAAAATTATTCCCATTGAAAAATATACCAGTAACAATAACAGATTTATATATCATACTTTTTTGATAAAAGTAGAAGAAGAGTTTGTACCAATACTGAATCACGAACACATAGGATACTGCTGGGTGCCTATAGATTTACACCCGACTCCATTACACCCCGGAGTTTATAGAACTTTTAAATTTAAAAATATTAAAGAAAAAATTAAAGTACACGAAAAAATTACAGGTTGAAAACCAGACTAGTTCTGGGTTCTGTGCTGTGATTGGGAGGCACTTCGTGGTACAACCAAGCCGGCCACATTAATAATAGTCCAGGATAAGGCGCATATTCTGTTTTAGGCAAACTATACCAATTGGTCGAATCTTTAATCATAAACATATAATCAAAGAAATCTTTAAAAGGCTGATTGGGATAAAAAATAATATTACTACTGCCTGGCGGAGTTTTTATGTAATATATTCCGCTAATAGTACATTGACTGTGCAAATGTTTAGGATGATTACTACCTTCTTTAAAACTATTTGCAAATAAAAATGGCTTCCAAGGAACTTTGCTAGAATCGTAGCCTTGCAATTCTAAGAAATTACAAGCTTGTTGCTGTATAAAAGATACAAACGATGCAAATTGTGGTTCTGTAGTAAGATTTCTTGTCCCGTAAGTTGTCTGTCCGTTATAATAAAATTCTTCGTTTAATTTAGTCGTTGGGGTATTAAAAATGTCGTCCATTGCCTTGGACATTGGAGCTAACCATTCTAAGTGTTCAGATCTTCCCACAACACTAGGAAACCAATGATCTAAATTCATATTAGTATTTGTTGAAAAATAATTGAATACTAAGTCTGGGATGTTCTGCAATTGAAGTTACCATTGACGTAGCATGAAAGATAGGGGGCTTAAACCAGATCATTAAATTTTCATGCGGATACACCCATCCTTGACCAGTATCGGGATCGTCATATAAAAATAAACCGCCCCAGTTCCAGTTCCAACTTTCATTAATGTAAATTGTACTACTCAACCTAGGATTGTCGTCGCTGGCGTCATGGTGAAAATTGATTTGACTGCCCGGCAGCCAAATATGCATAAAGCAATTTAGATTTGCATATTCGTTAAATATCGGATCCATTGCTTGATATTTTTCAATGAAGTAGTCCCTGAATTCAGGTATAGGTAAAATTAAAACAGGAGCATAAGATCCTGCCTCTAATCCCTTTCCCCATCGTCCCATATGATTTACTTCGAATGCAGCTTGCCCTCTGGAAGTTTCGAATTTTTTTCTAAGTGCAAGTAAAACGTCTTGGTCGAGAAAATTAATTTGTTTATAAATCATACTACCCTTTAGAATTCTGTTGTAATAAAGAAAAGCTGGAATAGCCTTCCTGTTTGCATGTCTGATCCAAAATAATCTATACTGTTATGAAATTGCTCGCTACGATATAAAACTAATCGATTATATCGATTTGCTACAATATCACACAATTCCCATTTGGTCATGTCCTGCGATTCGTATTCTTCTAATTCGCTGGCAATTTCAGCTCCAGTTTTTTTGTAACGATATAAACCTGTGCCGCCGCTTAACGGGGCATCGGGTGTTAGATATAATACTCCAGCCCAAGTATTATAATGATCTGTGTGTATCCAGCTGCGATCTCGCGCGAATGCTATTTCAAAACTGCCAGTGGATCCGTCTGTTTCATTCCAGTTAGTGACTAGGCCGCCTGCATTACGTAAGATATTTTGTACAGTATCTTTGGTGCCTTGGTTTAAAAATGATTTAGTTCGGCGGCCTGGAAAATTAGCTTGTTGAGTAAACTCTTGGCCGAGTGCAAAAGACCGCACCCCGTCAGGATTACTATAAAAATTATCTACAATAATTAAATTTGTTTTCATAATCAATAAACAGTGTCAAAAAAGAACAGCTGAAATAAGCGGCCGTTGTGTAGATTGCTTCCAAAATAGTCTAAGCTACTGTGAAACAAATCACCCCGGTACAAAACTAATCGATTATATTTGTTGGCCATTACATCGTATAAGTCCCATTTAGTCATGTCTTGTGCATCGTAAGACCGATCACCCATTTCAGCAGCAGTAGTGGCACCATTTTCTTTATATCTGAACAGACCTGTACCACTACTTATTGGGGCATCGGGTGTTAGATACAATACACCAGCCCATTTATTAAAATGGTCCGTGTGTATCCAGCTGCGATCTGCTGCTGTGGTAAGTTGGTATGCTCCAGTATAGCCATCTTTTTCATACCAATTAGTCACTTCACCACCTGCATTCCAAATTATTGTTTGCACAGTTTCTTTAAGATCTGGTGTCAGAAAACTTTTGGTTCTTGCTCCAGGATAGTTACCGGTGACATCAAATTGTTGCTGTAGTGCAAAATTCCTAACAGAATCTGGGTCGCTATAGAAATTATCAGTGATTAATAGATTAGTTTTCATATATTGTACTTATTCAAGCAAAACTGTGTAAAGTAAATTATTTTCTTCTTCAACCATTGATGGCTTATTCAAAGCTTTTTCGATTTCATCTTCTATTCTTTGATAAATTGTTTTTTCCCAATAAGGTTTTGCTGCTTCAAAATTTTCATGAAGATATGGCAGCATTTCGTCGTATACGTCAGGTGTTAAATTTTCAAGAATGGTCTCGAGTTCTTCTATTGTGTTAAATTGAATAATGCCTTTGGGATTGAAATATTTTTCAATGTTTGTACATCCATAATAAATGGGCACCGTTAAAGTTTTAAAACAGTCCAACAATTTTTCAGTAAACATGTTTGTCATAATTTGATTTTCACATGCAATGTTAAATTTTGCATTTACAAAAAACGGATCTTTACTGGGTACCCTAGGGGGACTACGATGCCATAACAAATCAAATTCGCCTATAGATTTTATTTTCTCGAATCGCCGCATTATCATATATCTCATATGATAAGCAGTGCCATTTAATTTGCTGCTCATCATATAACTAATTTGATTTCTTTTTTCTAGTTTTAAATCATCAGATATCCAAGATCCAACGGGACAAAATTCTACTGCATTGGGCAAAGACAACAACCTATCATCGTATGTTAATACCAAATCAAAATTTTGATAATTTTGTTGTACCAACCCACAAAACATTATATAAAGATTAGGAGGCTCACTTTGCATTAACACTTTGAATTCTGCGTCTGGGCAACTATTAATATTATCAATGCTGACCGAAATACGTTTATCAAATTGTTTTGTGAAACGGTGCAGACTATCGAGTCCGTACCCTGGCATATATCCTATTTGTTTAATAATGTGCATTTAATACCTCACCCAATCCCCAGTAACACCGCAGCGGCCGTCTACAGTCCAATCGACAATAATTACATCGTTAAGAAGGCCAAATAATCTCAAATATAGATGCAATGTATATTCAACGTCTTGATGATAATACTTGCCGTGTTCTGTTGCCATTTGTGCAGATGCTGCCATTATTGCTTCGTACTGATCAATTTTTTGATTACCCATGGCATGTGCTACAGTATAAAATCCATAAAGTTTATTGTCAACTAATAAATCCCGAGGCAATTGTACTTCTGTTAAAAAATTAATATGTTCATTGTCCCACATAAGTTCTTTTTTCATAAAAAACTTATCTATATTTTCGGGTGTAAACAAATCTGTATTGTAATTATCCGACAGTGTGTAACGAGCGCATATCTTTGTTACAAAGTTATATTTTTGTAATTCTTTTTTATAATGTTTAAAAAATTCCAGTATCATTAAACATTCGCAGTATGATTTCGACGAATGAGTCCTTACTATGTCTGCTACCGCAGGATTTAGTTCTTGTAGTTTAATATAATGAAGATTCTTTACGCCTATACAATTTAATTGATCAAACGTCCTTGCAGACGAATCTATTAAGTAAATAGGTGCTATTGGATCTTTCTCTCGAAGATTGGTTATAGTTTTAATTGTTTGAACCAGTCTTTCATTGGTAGAAAAGACCGTGCGTTTCTTTGTTCCTTTAAAATTGCGAGTAGGATCTAACTCGATACTTGAGGTAACAAAAAATGCATGATTCATTTTAAACTCGTACTATCCTCTTCAAGCTATTACTAAACACCACAGCAGCATTACTAAAGTTACTGTCTCTGCATATCATGCCGCCGCAACGAGCCAATGTCATTGCTTCCATAAAACTTTCTTGCCAAAATCTTTTATGAAAAAATGTATCGTATTCCCAGGACCATTGCCAACGTTCTGTGATTTGTTCTGTGGGCAATCTCCATAAATTTGGATAGTAACGAATTATGTTTCCGTATCGTTGTTCCATCTTTACTAAAGATTCAACGTTATCTGTTGCTACATACAAACCGTCCCAATCACCCGTGGCTAGCTGATTGTCGATAGTTCGACAATAATCTTCATGCGTAATTGGATTATAATTAGTATGAACTGCCATAGTGGTCATTCTGACGTGAACACCCAAAGTGCGCGAATTAATGTTAACTAATTTACATAAGTTATCCACTTTGGTGGTAATTTCATTATTAATATGAATCTTATTAAGCACACGCTTATAGTCAGACAATCTATTACTGTCTTCTATGGGATTATCTTTTGTGTACATTTTACCAATTGGCAAAAAACCTTTGTACTCATAGGTATTATCTGTAGTCTGATTTAGTACGTATCCCATGATATGGTCATAGGGACGTTCTATCCCGTAACTTTGCATAGCTGTTCTATTTCTTACTATATGCCCTACAGCTTCTTCGAGATATTCATCATTGTTGGTATGTTCTTCAAAAGGACTTAGTGTTAAAAACACATTGTCAAATTCTACGTCAGCC